TTTTTAGTGACAACAGGCTTAACAGATTAAACCCCGGAACTTGGGTAAGAGAAAATGCACTTTTACTTTCAAGACAGACACACACAGGGGTTGATTATTGGGTAAGCCTTACAATCCGTGATTTAAGAGGGTGGATACGAAGCCTTAACGGATTGATAGAAAAAGAGAAAGCACAACAGCAGAACAACCAATAACATATCCGCCCTTGAAACACAGGGCGGATTTTAACAAAGAAAATAATCATAATTTACATAGATTCAGCACTTGCACAGGCGGGTGCTTTTATTATGCCCGAAAGGAGGTAAAGGCGTGGCGAGTGCAAGACAATTTCAATTTTTCTTTCAATTAACCGCAGCCTTGGGGCCGAACTTCTCTAAGACCTTTAAGACAGCAAACAGCACTATGACCCTTTTGGGCGATAATCTGAAAGAGGTTAGAAATAAGTTAAAGGATGTATCGGCGTATCAGAAACAGCAGACGGCAGTAGAGAGAAGCAAGCAGAGAGTTACAGACCTTGAAAAAGAACACGAAAGGTTACAGGCGGAGTATGATGCAACAGGCGGAGAATCCGAGAAACTTA